CCACTGGATGTAAGACAGCGACAGCGAGCAACAGTTCCGGTGCGCGAGGAGGAAGTTGGCAGCCGGATCGTTGAAGTAGCCGCCCGCGCCGAAGCACGTATCCACGAATGACTCTTCAGAGGTAGCCCCCGGCACGGTGGCGACTTTGATCGCGAGCGTGTTGTAGGCCTGCTGGCCGAAGAGGCTCATTTCCAGGGCAGCTACGAACACGTCACCAACAGCAACAGCCATGATGAAACTCCAGTGACAATGCGTTGTCACTGTGACAACGCACTGTCACTCTACCAGTGACAACGGGATGTCACAAGCAAAGGTTTGATAGTGGAGTGTTCACCAGGGCGACCGGCGAACGCTCAGTTGAGCAAAGTTGGCGGTACCGTTGAACCGAACTACGAAGTGGGCAGAAGCGAGCAGCGGAACGCAACCGGCCCTCACTGGCAAGTGGGCCGGTTGTGTGAGCAGCGCAGCGCCTGCCCACACTGGAGGTAGCATGGGAATTATCTTGACAAGGCGGAAGCGTGTGGGTAGATGGCTCCGCCCTCGGCGCTGGTTGCCGAAGCACTGGGTCACGTTCGGGGTGACCGTCAACGGACACCAGGTGCTGCTGTTCGGTCGCCGGTTCTGGGGGGTGTCTGCATTCCGCATCACGCGCCCGGATGGGGATGTCCTTATCTGGCCTGATGCCAGTTCCTATCAAGAGGTTTCGAAAGTGAAGAAGAGGAAACAGGGCGCTGAGCCGACGGCTGCTTCCCACCTGGCAGCCGTTGAGAGCGCGGTGTTCGGCAAGATGCACGCCCTGGTCGCCCACTGCGCGGCCACACGCTACGACGACGGGGATCCCCGCAAGCCGGGATGGATCACCATCAAGACCGCGGGGAGCGCCTGGATCGTGGAGGCGAAGGATCCAGACACGTCGAGCAAGCTGACCGCCATCCAGCCCACCCTGGATGACGCGCTGGCGCTCCTCTCACTGCTTCTGGAGGCCGAGGAGGCTCCGTGGGAGCATGACCAGTGGCTGGCAGCTGCAGCGGCGAAAGCGAAGAAGAAGTAGGGTATTGACAGGGGTGCTTCCCAAGCTTACTCTTGGGGAGCAGCTCCCCCCCTCTATGCACAGACCCGGCCCTCTCCTCAGGGGTCGGGTCTGTCGCGTTTCCCAACTCTCAGCTTGTATCACCACGTCTCAGGTTAGCTCCCGACCCCGATGGTACGCGAGCGCTGGACTCGCACCGTCGGGCGCGCGGTGGTAGCTACGCATGGCACGAACAGGGCAGTGTAATTAACCACGTTCCCGTTCACGATCCCGCTGTGGGCCGGGGACCAGTAACCCATCGTCACGTTGATCCCGGTGCCGGGGATCGCGTTGCCGCGCAGGAAGCCCTCGAACTGCTCGTGCGTCATCCAAGCGCGCATGGCGTCCCAGGGCTGGATCGGCTTGTCGGCGTAGTGGGTTCCGCCCACCTGGCTATCGCGGGCGCTCATACCGCGCGCCTCGCGATCTCGCGCTGCAACGCGGCAGCGCATTCCGGCTCGGGCAGTCCGGTCCAACACGCCACGTCGGCTGCGGTGACCCCGGTCAGGTCGCGGCGCAGGGTCAGCACCTGCACCATCTGCGCACGGCGGGCCTCGCGGGTGCGGTCAGTGCGCTCCGGCTTGCGCTTGCGCGCGAACATTACCAAGTGCCCTCGCGCGAAATGAAGGGAATCTCGTCGTCAAGCTCGTCAACGGTGCGACCATAGTCGCCGCCGGTTGATGCAGAACCACGGCTCCCGTCAGCCGATCGCCCACCGCCCTGCCCGCCATCGCGGTTCGCACTGTCCAGCATGGTGATGATCCCGCCGAACCCGCCGATCACGATCTCGGTGGAGTAGCGGTCCTGCCCGCTCTGATCCTGCCACTTGCGGGTGCTAAGCTGGCCTACGAGATGGACCTTACTACCCTTGCGCAAATAACGTTCAGCCACGCCTACCAAGCCATCGGAGTTGATCACCACTGAATGCCATTCAGTGCGTTCTTTACGCTCGCCATTTTGTTTATCTTTCCATGTCTCGGTCGTGGCGATGCGGATGTTGGCAATCTTTCCGCCATTCTGGAACGTTTTTATTTCCGGGTCCGCGCCAAGGTTTCCAATCAATGTCACAGAATTAAATGAAGCGGCCATTTTTATCCCTTTCACGTTGTTTGTTGGCTAGCCCGTCCTCGAAACGGTGAAGACGTGCGTGCGCCTCACGCGTCATCAGCGCCAAATTATTTAAGTTGTTATTGTGGCGGTCGCCGTCGATGTGGTGGACAATTTCATCGGGTAGGAGCCTACGACCTAGCCTCTGTTCAATCAGGACTACGTGCACAGACCGGCCCTTGTGCTCGCCTCTGGTATATTCGACGTATCCATTGGTTTTGGATGAAACGCCAATCGCGCAGCGGTCGGCCCATGCTATGCGCGCTGCCGACATATTCTTTCGCCCAGTTTCACTAACTGGTTGGCGTGGTCCAGTTCGGGCCATACGACCTTGCGATGCCGCTAGTTTTATGCCCTCGCGGTTGCCTCGCAAAATACCAAGCTTGTGCAGCCTGAACCGAATTGTCGAAACAGGAATGCCGTGCACCTTCGATAATTGCGATAGGCTAGCGCCGCGCTGATATTCACCAGCAAGGTCGGCCATCATTCGGCCCTTTCATGTTCGAGGATGCCCGCGCGCAGCATTTCGGCTTGGGCTAGGATTTGAACCACGCAGACGTTGACTTCGTGCAGGTCGATGGGGTGGGATTCATCGGCGGCGGCACTGGCGAGCGCTTCGAGCCGCGCGGCGATCTTTTCGAGGGCGCCGTTCATGCGGCGATCCCGAAATGCGCACGGGCCTTTGCAGCGCCGATGTTGCGGCGAAGGTATCTGTAAAACTTGCGATCCTCGCCATGCACCGGCAGGCGCGGACGACCCATCACCGGCTCTTGCCCACGCAGCGGGGCGACAATCTGGCGAACGCGGCGCGGGGTGATGCCAAACGATATGGCAAGATCAGCCACCGCCCAGCCTTGCAGGAAGGCAGTTCGGATGAAATCATCACGATCAGCGACGCTCATGGCCGCACCACCTGCCGACCGGCAGCGGCATGGCGGGCAAGGATGATGGGGTGCGAGCGCCAGAGCGCGGCAAGCAGGGCCTTGCTGCCAAGCGCCATACTGGTAGCGTTGGCATGATCGGCAGCGAGCGGTGAACACCACGCGCCTTGCTTCGACATGGGCTTCGTATAGCCATGGCGGTGCATGGCGCGGTCGGTAAGGGCGGCGGGTTCGCTCACGCTGCCATCCTTTCCGCCCGCACGATCTTTGCGACAGCCGCCCGCAAGGCTTTGTGCGTAGGCATGGGCATTGGCAGCAAGACATTGTTGCGTTGGTCAGTCATTTTCCACCTCATGGGAAGGAGCAGAAAAAACACCCCCGCCGCCGTTCAAAGCAGCGGGGGTGCAAAGGTCGGCGCGAGGGGTATCAAGCGCCGTGTCGGGCTGGGTGTTGGGTTCGCCGGGGTGCCACCCGCGCTCATCCTCAAAGCCGAGGGGCGCGGTGCGGATGAGCCATGCAAGGTAGACGCCTGCGCCGCCGAACAGCACGGCGGCAATGGTGAGCGCGATCACGCTGCGCGGCCTTGGGGGGTAGTTCGGGCCTGCGCAATGACGGGGCAAAGCACCCCGGCATCAAGTTCGCCGTCAGTCGCCGCCTCAACTTTGAGCGCCAGCGTCGGCGGCCAATCCTGGGAATCTCGAAGCTGGGAAAGCCTCCCCTTCGAGATGCCAATTTCATCGGCGATTGCGGTCAGCGACTTTGCGCCTTCGCGGCTAAGGTATGCGTCTAGCGTCGTCATGCCGAACGTTTAGCGTAACTAAACGGCATGATGCAAGAGCAAAGTTTAGTTTGGCGAAACGACCTAACCCGCGCGACGGCGTATCTTTGCCGCATGGTCCCGCGCTATGACATTTACCTGACCGAGTGGCTTCGCGCATCAAAGAAGAAGCAGGCCGATGTTGTGCGCGATCTCGAATGGAACAAGGCAAAGGTCAGCCTGATCGCATCGGGCAAGCAGCAGTATATGCGCGATGATGTGAACGAGCTGGCCCGCTACCTCAACGCCCGCGTAAAAGCATCTGGCGGGGATCGCCGGGAGATTGACCGCCTCTTGGATTTTTGGGCGGCGCGCTGCGCGATGCTGGCGGAAAACCCCCATACATCGGCATATTTCAGGCCCCAGTGATTCGGGGCTTTTGCGTAAGCTGCGAACTTTGTTTCGCTGCGCTAAACTTTTTTCTTGCTGCTATCGTTTAGTATCGCTAAACCCATCTCCAACGAATGGAGATGGCAATGCCCACTTGGAATTATCACAGCCACGTCAAGGTCTGCCCTAACTGCAACGGGGTCGGGGAAGTCGCCTCGCATCATAGGCCGTCGATTAACGACCCCTATCCGTCGCAGCCTTGCGAAAACTGCGACGGCCCGCATGAACCCGAATGCTCGGTGTGCGGCTTCAACCAGCAGGTTGCCGGTTACGACTGCCTCGCCTGCGATACCGCCGCATCTCTGCATACGCATGAACTGCGCGCATTCGATGCCGCCACATTCACGGACGCGCTCAAGGTAGCAATTGGCAAGGCGCTCGCTTCCGTTGAACGGAAGGCCGCGTGATGGCCAGCGCAGCCCGCACCGAGGCGGCTTGCCTCACCGCCGCGCAACAAGCTTTGCTTGAGGCGAATTTCCACCGTGTCCCGACTTTTCGCATGGGCTTCGATGCCCATGTGCGCAAGTGGCAGAAGCACACCGGGATTAGCGCGCTGGTGGCCTACAACCGCGACCCCGCCTTCCGCGCTGCCTATGAGGCCCGGCGCTATGGCGGTGCCCTGTGACCCGCGTCCGCTCGCTGTGCTGGGCCTTGCTCGCCATCGCCATTGTCGCGGCCTTCGATCACGCCATGCGCGCCGATGCTGCGCGGCTCTGCGCCAATGACGCCACCGCTTACCCGGAGTGCAGCAAGTGACGATCATCTATCACCCCGAAGTCACCCAAGGCAGCGACGAATGGCTGGCCATGCGTTGCGGCCTGCTGACCGCCTCGGAAATGAAGCGCATCATCACGCCGACACTCAAGGTGGCCAATAACGACAAGACGCGCAGCCACATTTACGAACTGCTTGCCCAACGTATCAGCCGCTACGTCGAGCCGATGTATGTCAGCGACGATATGCTGCGCGGTGTGGAAGAGGAATTTTACGCGCGGCAGGTCTACGCCGAACACCACGCGCAGGTCGAACAATGCGGGTTCATCACGAATGACCGCTGGGGCTTCACTATCGGCTATTCGCCCGATGGATTGGTTGGCGGCGATGGCCTGATTGAGATCAAGAGCCGCCGCCAGAAATACCAGGTGCAAACCATCGTCGAAAACCTGACCGGCGGTACGATCCCGGCTGACTACGTAATGCAGGCGCAGACCGGCTTGCTGGTCAGCGAGCGCGAGTGGCTGGACTTCATTTCCTACAGCGGCGGGCTTCCCATGTGTGTGGTGCGCGTCTGGCCGGATGATGCCGTGCAAGGCGCGATCATCGAAGCCGCCGCTGCTTTTGAGGCCAAGCTGGCCGAATGCCTTGAGATTTACCGCGATGCGTCGGCGGGGCTGGTCCCGACCGAGCGGCGGGTGGAGCAGGAAATGTATGCCTAGCATTGAGCGACAGCATTACGTCTACGTGCACCGCCGCGCCTCTGACGGCTCCGTGTTCTATGTCGGCAAAGGCAAGGGGCGGCGTGCTTGGTGCGCGCGTAGTCGCAGCCGGTATTGGCAGTTTGTCGCCGCGAAGCATGGTTTTGAACCTACGGTCTTGCGCCGAGAAATGCCAGAGCATTGCGCCCTGTCTCTTGAGCGGGCTGTCATTGCGGCGATTGGGCGCGACAAGTTGACCAATGCCACAGACGGCGGCGGCGGCATTACGGGCTGGCGACATTCTGACGAGGCAAAGCGCAAAATTTCAGCCGCTTCAAAGGGGCGGGAATTTACGCAAAAGATGCGCGACACTCTGGCCGCATACAATGCAGATAAGGTGCTGACGCCAGAGCACATCGAGAAGATGCGCGCCGCCAAGCTGGGCAAAAAATACGGCCCGATGCCCGCAGAGCGCCGCGCCAAAATTGCCGCATCTCACATTGGCATTCGACCAAGCGATGAGGCGCGGCGCAAAATGAGCCTCGCTAAAATCGGCAAGGCTGTGGGGCGGGATAGCCCTACCTACGACCATACAGAGCGCCGGTTTATCCACTGCGACGGCGGCGAATTTATCGGAACGCGGGCGGACTTTATTCGCACCTTCAACCTCAGCGCAGGATGCGTTTCGAACCTCATCAACGGCTACAGAAAATCAGTAAAAGGATGGAGCATCCCATGAATGAAACCACCTCAGATATGAGCACCGTCATTGTGCCGCGCAGCGACCAGATTTCGGCTGATGACTTCATCGCCGGTCCCGCCACCTTCACCATCGAAAGCGTTTCGATCAGCCCCGGCACCGAGCAGCCGGTCAACATCAAGCTTGTCGGAGAGCCGCGCGTGTGGCGGCCCTGCAAGTCGATGAGCCGCGTCCTGGTTGCCGCATGGGGGCCGGATGCCAAAGTCTACTCTGGCCGCTCGCTCACCCTCTACCGCGACCCCAAGGTCAAGTGGGGCGGGATGGAAGTCGGCGGCATCCGTGTGAGCCATATGAGCCACATTGAACGCGACATGTTGCTCCAGCTTACCGCGACAAAGGGCAAGCGCGCCCCGCATGTCATCAAGCCCCTGATTGCCGAGGTCCGCGATCTGCCCAAGCAGCGCCAAACCGCCGAACAATGGGCCAGCGATCACCGCGCCCAGGTTGACGACGCCGCGACCCTCGAGGCGCTGGCGGAAGTCATGGCCAGGGGCGCGAAGCCGATGGCTAAGCTTGAAGCCGAGAAGCCCGATCTGTGGGGCGAGGTCAACGCCGCCTATGCCGCGCGCCGGGCTGCGATTGAGCGCGAAGGCAAGCCCGCCGCCAACATGGGCGAGGGCTTTACCGACACCAACGAAGGGGAGTGGGCCGAATGATCTACGCCATCATCATCACCGCCGCCGCAAGTGGATGGGCGATTTATCAGACGGTTGCGAACCGGGCGCTGGTGCGGGAGGTATATGCGCTTGAACAGGTCTACAGTTTCGCCAGCGATAATGCGGACAGGTTCGCCGACGCCCTGCAAGCCCTCCGCTCACGCTGCTTCATCACCAACGAACGCGGCCACCGCGTCCGCTACGTCAACGCCAGCCCCGAAGCGCGGGCGAAGGCTGAGGGGATCGTGAAATGACGATGCAATGGCTGTTGAGCGCGATAGAGATGGGCGCGCATGGTTTTTTTGCCGACAAGGCAATCCTGACCCCCGACATGGCGCGCGAACTGCTCGACCGTAACCCGGCAAACCGTTCAATCGTTCGGAGCCGCGTGGAAACCTATGCGAACGATATGCGCGCTGGGCGATGGGCATTCAACGGCGAACCGATCATCGTTTCGGACGATGGCCGGATCACCAACGGACAGCATCGCTGCGCGGCGGTAATCGCGTCAGGCGTTTCCATTGAAACGGCGTTTTTCTTCGGGGTTGATTACGAAACACGCCAGACCACTGACCAGTTGCGCCCGAAACAGGCTGGCGATTACGAGGCGATGAAGGGCACGCCGAACGCAATGGGTTGCGCAGCCATTGCCAAGATGGCGATTGCCTACGATGCAAATCGGTCTGTTGATAAGGCTGGCATAACGCCTGCCGAAACCATGGAATATATCGACGCTAATCGGGCCGAGATTGAGCGCGCCGCAAGTTACGCTCATGCCCGCGCGACAAAGCTGCGCAACATTGCATCGCCTGCGATCATTGGCTTTTGCCACTTCTTGACGCGCCGGGTCCATGTCGAAGCCTCGGACGAATACATTGCCCAAATCGTGACCGGCGCGGGCCTTGAAAGCGGAGATCCGGCGATGGTCGTCCGCAACCGGCTCATTGGGATGGGCAAGGCAACGCGCGCGATCAAGGCTGAAATCATCCTGCACGGATGGAACGCTTATCGTCGAGGATTGAAGCGCACGATTGCAAAGTCGGTCGGCCACCTTCCTGACCTTATCTAACACTTTCCACAAGGGAGCCGGTCGGCGACCGCAAGGATAGCCGACCGGTATAAATTGATGACGACCACAATCCCCACATACGCCGCTGCAAAAGCATGGCGCTTGATCCGCGAGAAGAAGGCGCAGGGTGAATACCATGTCACCGGCTCGCTCTACCTCAGCGGGTGCGACCTGTCCGGCGTCACGCTGCCCGCTAGCGTCGGCGGCTGGCTCTACCTCAGCGGGTGCGACCTGTCCGGCGTCACGCTGCCCACCAGCGTCACCGGCTCGCTCTACCTCAGCGGGTGCGACCTGTCCGGCGTCACGCTGCCCACCAGCGTCACCGGCTGGCTCGACCTCAGCGGGTGCGACCTGTCCGGCGTCACGCTGCCCACCAGCGTCGGCGGCTCGCTCTACCTCAGCGGGTGCCGCAATCCCGACCCATCGCAGTGGTGGACGGAACGCGGCGAGGCCACACGTCGCCACTGCCTCGCCGTATGCCCTAACGATGGTTACGCGCTTGTGCAGACTGACACCGACCATTTCAGCGCGGGTTGCCGAACGAACCTGACCCGTGCGCAGGCGCTCAAGCATTGGAACCGCACGGATGAGCGGGCCAAGCTGTTCACGGCAGCGATTGAGGAGGCTGTGCTGTGATCTACACCCGCCCGATAGAACGCCGCTCGTCTGACACCTGCTGGCCGCTCAAACGCGCCGATGGCACCCGTTGGAACGAGGCTCCGAAGCCTGGGTATAATCCGCTGGGTGGGGGGAAGGTGGCGTGAGCGAGGCTTATATCCGATTCCTGACCCGCAAGGCGATCAGCGACCCCATGACGGGCCTGTCAGACGTTCCCGAACTGCCTGCATGTCTGTTTCCCCACCAGCGCGATATTGTCGCTTGGGCACTGCGCAGGGGCCGTTCCGCATTGTTCGCAGGCACTGGGCTAGGCAAGAGCCTTATGGAACTAGCATGGGCGCAGGCCGTCCACAATGCGACCGGCAAGGATATTCTGCACCTCGCCCCGCTAGCTGTCTCTAACCAGATGGCGCGCGAGGCAGAGAAGTTCGGCATCCCCGCGCGTGTCGTGGTGAGGCAGGACGATTGCGGCCCCGGAACCAACATCACGAACTATCAGAAGCTGGATCATTTCGACCTGTCGCGCTTTGGCGGGGTGATCCTGGACGAAAGCAGCATTCTCAAATCGACCGATGGCCACTACCGCACCCGGCTGATCGAGGCTTGCCAGTCGATCCCGTTCCGCCTTGCTGCAACCGCGACACCTGCCCCGAATGACTTCATGGAATTGGGCAATCATGCCGAGTTCCTGGGCATCATGTCCTACACCGATATGCTCGCCACGTTCTTCGTTCACGATGGCGGCGAAACACAAAAGTGGCGATTGAAGGGCCATGCGGAGAATGAGTTTTGGAAGTGGATGGCAAGCTGGGCAGTTATGTTGCGCAAGCCGTCAGACCTTGGCTATCCGAACGATGGCTATGACCTGCCGCCGCTGGACTTCACCGCCCACACCGTAGCTGCCGACTACACGCCGAATGTCGATACCGGGATGCTGTTCCCGATGCAGGCAGAGACGCTGCAAGAGCGCATCGCCGCGCGCCGCTCGACGGTGGAAGATCGCTGCAAGCTGGCCGCGGCGATCACGCCTCTGGATCGTCCGTTTGTGTGGTGGTGCAACCTCAACAGCGAGGCCGAACTACTGGCCAAGATGATCCCCGGCGCGGTCAACCTGCACGGCGGATTGAAGGACGCCGACAAAGAGCGAATCCTCATAGACTTTAGCGAGGGCCGTATCTCGCACCTGATTACGAAGGCATCGCTGGCCGGGTTCGGGATGAACTGGCAGCACTGTGCAGATACCGGCTTTGTCGGGCTGAATGACAGCTTCGAGCAATTCTATCAGGCTGTCCGTAGGTTCTGGCGCTTTGGCCAGACGAAGCCTGTCAACTGCCATATCATCGCGTCCGAATTGGAAGGCGCGACCGTAGCCAATATCAAGCGCAAGGAATCCGACGCCGAGCGCATGGCGGCGGCGATGGTCCTGCACATGGCCGACCTGTCGAGCGAATCCGTGCGCGGTTCCGTACGCGACACTCCGAACTACAATCCGCAAATTCCCGTTCAGCTTCCCGCATTTTTGGAGCAAACCGCATGATCAAGGCAGTCGATCAGGTCATTACCGATAACTACGCCATCTACCAGGGCGATAGCTGCGAGATTATCCGCGCGATCCCAGGTGACAGCATCGGGTTCGGCATTCACTCACCGCCGTTCGAGGGGCTTTACAAGTTCAGCAACTTTGACCGCGACATTTCCAACAATGACGGGCCTGCATTCTGGGAGCATTATGCTTTCCTGATCCAGGAGTTGCTGCGCGTCACCATGCCGGGACGCATCCATGCGGTTCACGTTATGCAGCTTCCGACTAGCAAGATCCGCCACGGGCATATCGGAATGCGGGACTTTCGCGGCGAGGTCGTCCGCGCCTATGAGGATGCCGGATGGATTTTTCATAGCGAGGTCTGCATCTGGAAAGATCCCGTTGTCGCCCAGCAGCGCACCAAGTCCATTCGACTCCTGCACAAGCAGATTGTGAAGGACAGCACGATCAGCGGACAAGGATTGGCTGATTACATTCTCTCGTTCCGCAAGCCGGGAGACAACCCGGAGCCGGTATCGGGATGCTTTGACCGCTATAGCGGGACCGATGAGCCAGACCGCAGCAAATACACTACGCCCACCGATGGCCGTAACTGGTATTCAATCGAGGTCTGGCAGCGCTATGCATCTCCGGTATGGATGGACATTAACCAGACCCGCACCCTGCAATATAGGGCAGGACGCGACCCCAAGGACGAGCAGCATATCAGCCCGCTGCAACTGGACGTTATCGAGCGGTGCATCGACCTTTGGAGCAACCCTGGCGATACCGTGTTGACGCCATTTCTGGGCATAGGCAGCGAAGTCTATGGGGCAGTCACGATGGGCCGCAAGGGCATCGGGATCGAATTGAAGCCATCCTATTTCGCGCAAGCCAAGCGCAATCTTGAGCAAGCGAAGGCTGACATGGGCGGTCTGTTCGCGAGTGCCGCAGCATGATCCTCCCCACCATCGCCGCCGTGATCGCCGACGTGCTGGACCTTGGCCCCGCGCACGGCATCGGACCGTCCACCCGTCTGTGCGAGGATCTAGCGACCGACAGCCTCGACCGCCAGTGCATCGCCGTCGATTGCGACGAACGCTTCGGGATCGAGATACCGGACGATGACGTGTCCGAATGGCTCACCGTGGCCGACATCGCCGCCACCGTCGCGCGGCTGACCGAGGAAAGGGTGGCAGCGTGAACGCATTGCCCCGAATGCTCAAGCGAACGCGCGCAAAGCGTCCGCTTGACAGCCCGGACATTAGTCCGCATATATTGCGGATGGACTGGACCGATTTTCTAACCGCAGGCGAGCACAGAACGCTTCAAGCGATCAAGGCCCGCCATGCTTTTGATCAGGAAGTAAAGCGCCGCATTTACGACCGTTGCCGCAAGCGGATGGACCGCAAGACGAAACGGGAACTGGAAACCGACTCGGAAAACCACCCCGTAAGCGACTGAAAAGGCTAGGTGCTATGTTAAGGAGGCTGAAAATGGCTGATAGCGAAACCCTCCCTGCCCGCGTCGAGCACCACTCTGACGCTATCCTGCGCGCCTACGACACACACCGCGAAGTGCCATGTCCCCGATGCCATGAAACCTGCGGGTGGTGCAGCGATTACCGCTTTATGCACGGAACACTACGGCTTCCGGGAACCCGCCGAAAATGCACGATTGCCGCATACCATCCCGATGAATGCTGCCCGATCTGCGCCGGAAAGAGGCGCGTATGGATGACCGTTACCTATTCCGCATCCCATAGCCCCACCCATGCGGTGCGGGTCGGGGAGGTGGGATGATGGGCGACGATTACGATGATGACGCTTGCGAATGCGCCAACTGCGGCGGCGAGGGTTTCACTTACGGATGCTCATGGGATTGGCAGTGCGACACCTATGACGAAGGTGAAGGAACCTGTCTTTGCACCCGGCGATGCGAGTGGTGCAACCCGCTGACCGCCGCAGAATTGGCGGAGCGCCAGAGGCTGCGCGACGTTGTTGCGACGGCCCTAGCCAAAGACAAGATCGCTGAAATGCGAGCTACCGAAAGCCCCCAGCCATGACTGACCTACTCGAAACCCTCCGCGCCCTCGCCCCGGTTGTGACGCCGGGGGAGTGGAGCTATGTCCGCAATCCTGAAAACACCCGCTGGATCATCGATAGCGAGCCTGCTCACGCCATCGCTTGCACGGCTGGATTTGAGCCTGACAACGAATCCAACGCTGCGATCATCGTCACCCTGCACAACGCCCTCCCCGAACTGATCGCCGCGCTCGAAACGGTCGCCATGATCCGCGACGAGGATTGGCTGTCCGAGCGGATCAGCGACAGCCTCGATGTTGACTGGCGACCGATTGACGCAGCCCGCGCGATCATCGCCGCTTTGCCTAAGGAGCCTGACAATGCCCACGATTGAAGAACGCGCGCTGGCGCTGGTGAATGAGGTGGCGGGGTTTGACTATCTTATTGCTGGGGATGTTATGGACGATGATCGGGACTACATGCTTAAGGCCCTCTGCCGCGCCCTCGAAGCCCACGACGCCACCCTTGCCGAGTTCGAGGCGTTCAGGCGCAAGGTGAGCGATAAAGCTGAGGTGGTTAAAAAACTTCACCCAACAGCCGCTTGCTATCTAGGCGATCTAATCCTCCCCAAGCCTGTCGATCCGCTGGTTGAGGCAGTCAGGGACTGCGGATACGCAACGCTCGATGCCATTGAACCAGAGTTTGTCGCTGACCTCCGCGCCGCCCTCGCCAAGCGCGGCCTCAAGCTGGTGGAGGCAGGCGATGACTGACCCGAACGCACTGGCCGCGAAGGCTTTGACGCAAATGGAGCGAACATTTGCCGACCCTGACAGGCTCAAGAACAGCGAGTCAGCGATGAACGCATTTTGCGATGCGATGGAGGGCCTTCGCGTCCTCGCGCCGCGCATTGCCGAACTTGAGGCGGAGGTTGCGAGGCTGCGGGATGCGCTGGGTGATATAGTAAATCCGCTCGCAGCTATGCAGCGCAGAGCAGAGGTAGAAGGATGCCGCCTCTCAGGCATGGCCTATTCCATCGCAACCGATCTAGGCTTTGTCCAAAACATCGCCCGCACCGCACTAGGAGCCAGCCATGACGCAGACGCCTGAACAGATCGCTGCGGGTCCTAAGGAACTATTCGACGCAATCGGAGAGTTGGCCTTGGCGATCAAGCCGCACCACATGGACACTGGACAACGTGCGAAGATCAAGGCGGCTCTGCATGTTCTCGTCGATCATATCATCGCAATGGGAGAACATCGCCGCACCATCTTGGAGAACCGCCATGACGCCTGAACAGATCGCGGCGACATCTCAAGAAATCTTGAACTGCATCGAGGTGGCAGGCGGGCGCGTGGACCCGCGGGAACTAATCAAAGAGCTTCGCGCGACCCACGGGATGGATAGCGTCATTGAGGGTTTGCAGCGCGCGATTGAGCGAGGAAAGATAACGCTCGACGCCGAGGGCATGGTGGTGACGATAGCATCTGCGCTTCAGGTCCGCACCATCCTCGAAAGGAACCGCAATGACGCAGACGCCTGAACAGATCGCGGCATCGCTGACGAAGGCGCAGCGGGAGGCGTTGCTGAAATGCACACCTTGGGATGTTTGCGTCGGTGCCGGAATTGCGATTGCTTTCTGCGCCAATGGGTTGCTCGAAGATAGTACTATCACGGACGATGGCGTTCAGCTTTCCAGCACCGGCCAGCAGGTCCGCGCAATACTGGAGAAGAACAATGAACGAGGTTGAGAAGGTGGCGCGGGCGGTTCACGGTGAACTGTCGCGCATCGACGCGATGAAGTATCTCGACATGCCCGACGATACCGCTGACCGCGTAGCCCAAGCCGCCATCGCAGCCCTAGACGCAGCGCGGGGCGATCCTGTCGCGCGGGTGGTGGAGTGGCTGCGGAATGGTGGTGGCACTGACATTTCGCAGTTGAGTGGTTCGACGCAGATGTTGTTCCTCAAAGGCATGAACCGCTACGCCGACGCAAT